GGCCGAAAAGGCCAAGAAGGAATGGGAGAATTTTTTGAACTACGACGGCACCGCACAGGAGCCGATCAAGTAACGCTCCCACCATGGAGCGGAAGGAGAACAATATGGAAGAGAACATCCAAACGCCGGAAGTTGACACCGCACCACAGGATCAACCGGAAGGCGAGGCCACCGCAGCGGCGGGAACCACGCAGGAAGCGGAAACCGCGACGGACACCACACCGGAAGCGGGCGAAGCGGATAACGTGCAGCAGCCCATCACCATCCCGATTCAATACAAGCACGAGGCCCGGGAGCTGACGCTGGAGGAAGCGCGGGACTTTGCGCAGAAGGGGCTTCGCTATGACGAGATAGCCCCCACGCTGGATAAGCTCCGGTTCTTAGCCGCAGCCAACGACAAGGAGATATCGGAAATGGTGGACGCCCTGGTGGAGAGCCAGGACAAGAAGTTATACGACTCCATCATGGAGGAGTGCTATGGCGACGAGAAGCTGGCGAAAAGGCTGTTTGAGGTTGAGAAAGCCCAGCGGCAGGCCAAATACGAGAGCGCCAGGCAGCAGGAAACCGCAGCCGAGCAGAAGGCGAAGGAGGACCTGGCCAAACGACTGGCGGACGATTTCGTCGATCTGCAAGAGGAATTCCCGGATATCACGGAATTTTCCGGACTGCCGCAGCAGGTGGTGGACACGGCCGTGAAGAAGGGGATATCCCTCACCGACGCCTATCTCCGCCATCAGCACGCGGAGAACAAAAAAATCACCGCCGCCAGGACGGCGCAGGAGCAGGCGGCCAAGGTCGCCGCCGGCCCGCAATCGGCCGGGACGGGTGAAACTGCCGACCCTGCCATCGAAGCTATGCTGGCGGGCATATGGAAATAACGAAAGGATGAAACAAAATGGCACTGAATACTCTCGAATTTAATTCCAAGTTGTCCGGTGAACTGGACAAGGTACTGATTCAGAAGGCGGAAACCAGCTTTCTGGCCGACAACGCCATGAAGGCGAAGTTTGTGGGAACGCGGAATGTTCTAATCCCCGATATGGATACGCAGGGACTTGGCGATTACGACCGCGACAATGGGTTCAACAAGGGTTCCGTTACCGTGGATCAGAAAACTTACACCCTGACCATGGACCGGGGCCGTTCCTTCCAGCTTGACCGGGAGGACGAGGACGAAACGGGCGTGGCAAATCTGGCTGGGCAGGTACTCAGCGAATTCGTGCGGACCAAGGTGGCCCCTGAGGTGGACGCTTACGTGCTTTCCAAGCTGGCGACCACGGCCATCACCAACGCCCACACCGTCACCGACAGCAACCCGGCCACGAAAATCTATTCGCTGTTCATGAAGGCGCTCAACGGGGCGCAGGACGCCGCCGGATATGACGAGGAGTTCGTGTGTTTTGTCGATCCCACGGTGTGGGGATATATGATGTCCACTACCGAGATCACGCGGCAGATCACCGTCAGCGATTTCAAGAAGGGCAGCATGGATTTTCAGGTCAAATCCATCAACGGCACGCCGATCATTCCTGTGACGGCCAACCGGATGAAAACCGCGTTCACCTTCTACGACGGGAAGACGGAATCCGACGGGGCCGAATCCAACCCGACGCCGGATCAGCGGACGGGTGGTTTTGTCCCCGCTTCCGGCGCGAACAGTATCGGCTTGCTGGTTCTGCCCAAAAAGGCGGCCATGCTGGTGAAGAAGTCGGAGCGTATGCGTACCTTTGACCCCAGCACCAACCAGAACGCGGACGCTTATCTGTTCCAGTACAGACTGTATTACGACCTGTTTGTGCGCAATTCCTACAAGGACACTATTTTCGTGTACAAATACTAAACCGCAGCCGCCGCGTGGGAAACCGCCCGGCGGCTTCTATATGCTGCCGAAGGCGCATGAACCGGAGGCGGGAACGGAGGAAAGACAATGAAGCGGAAGGCATGGGAACCGGTGCAGATGTTTGCGGAGTATGAGGCGGGCCGGAGTTTCAAGGCGGGACTCGGCAAGCACGGCCTATATGAACAGGGCAAGACCAACGAGCGGTTTTATGTGGGGGATCAATGGTATGGCGCCCGGTGCGGCAACGACCGCCCCCTGGTGCGTCACAACGTGATTAAGCGAATCGGGGACTATAAAATGGCGGTGGTGAGCTCCAATCCTGTGACGGTCAACTATTCGGTGGAGGGCGTACCGGACACCACGGAAATGCGCCGTTCCGCCCGGGAGACCATGGACGCGTTTGCCGCCGCCCAAGGGGGAGCGGTCACCCCGGAATTGCCGCCCGAGCAGGAGACCACCGTCGTCATGTCCGCCCTGACCGATTATTTCCGCACCGCGGCGGAGCGGGTGAAGCTGGACGACCTGAAAGAGCAGGCGCTGCGCAACGCCTATATAGCCGGCACGGGTGTGCTGTATACCTATTGGGACGACCGGATCAAAACCGGCCTTTACGCGGACGAGGCGCATACCACACCGATTCAGGGGGACATCGCCTGTGAGGTGCTGGATATTGAAAACGTGTATTTCGGGGACCCCAACCTGTACGACGTGCAATCCCAGCCATGGATTATCCTTGCCCAGCGTAAGAGCGTGGAAGAGCTGCGCCGGGAGGCCAGGCGGAACGGGCGGCCGGAATCGGACGTGGACGCGATCACGGCGGACAGGGATACCGGTTATATGGCCGGGGACCGGGCGGGCGAGGAACCGTCGGAGAGCCGGAAGGCGACCGTTCTCACCAAGTTCTGGAAGGAATGGGACAGGAACGGCGGCACATACCGGATCAAGGCGGCGGTAGCGGTGAAGGGAGCGGTAATCCGCAAGGAATGGGACACCGGTCTGCGGCTGTATCCGCTGGCGGCCTTCCGCTGGGAACGGCGGCGCAACTGCGCTTACGGGGAAAGCGAGGTCACCTATCTGATCCCCAACCAAATCGCCATTAACCGTATGATCACAGCCAGCGTGTGGGCGGTGATGATGTTGGGAATGCCGCTGACGCTGGTTAACCGGGATTTGATCCCCTACGACAGGATCACCAACGACCCGGGACAGATCATCGACGTGGACGCGGGGGGAGACGATCTATCCAATGCATTACGCTACGTCAATCCCCCCAACTTCTCCCCGGCCTTTGACAACAACATCTCCTCCCTGATTAACAACACCCTGGCCCAGTCGGGGGCCAACGACGCGGCGCTGGGAGATATCCGGCCGGACAACACCTCCGCTATTATCGCCGTGCGGGAAGCGGCCACCATGCCCATGCAGACGGTGCAGAACCGGTTTTATTCCTTCATCGAGGACGTGGCGCGGATATGGGCGGAATTTTGGGTGACGATGTACGGCAGCCGTCGGCTGAAAATCGAGGATGAAAACGGCGTATGGTATCTGCCTTTTGATGGGGAGAAATACCGGGATATGCTGATTGCGGTAAAAATCGACGTGGGCGCTTCCACCCTGTGGAGCGAAATCCAGAGCGTCAAGACCCTGGATAACCTGTTCGGGCAGCAGATTATCAGCCCGCTTCAGTATTTGCAGCGGCTGCCTAAGGGGACGGTGCCCGACCTCAACGGGCTGATCCGGGAAATGCAGGAAGCGGACCGGGCGGCGCAGGAGCAGGCCGCCATGCAGGCGAACGGCATGAACGCCGGGATGAATGCGCAAACGGTGGTGGAGGGCCTGCCGCCGGAATACCGGCAGGTGTTCGACGGGCTGGCCCCGGAGCAGCAGGCCGCCATGCTGGCGGAGATAGGGGTGACGGGATGAAAACCGGAATGGACGTGTTTCTGCGGGCCATGAGCCTGCTGGGCTATACCGGAATTGACGGAGTGGTGGACGCGGCCCAATCGGCGGAGCTGGTGCGGCGGGGGCTGAACATCGTCAACCAGGTGCTGGCGGATCTGTGGCCGCTGGAGAAAACCATCCAGTTTACGCCGATGGCTTCCATTCATGAGGATGTGCCGCTGTCCGTGGAGGCGGTGGAGGGAATCCTGCCCTACGGCGTGGCCATGTTTCTGGCGCAGGCGGAGGGAGACGGGACGAACCAGCAG